TTTAGTTTGTCAGCTATGCTACTTTGTCCAAAGCGTGCGTAGTAGAAACCCTGTTCCAAGAAGAACTTTTCAACTTTATTAAGTATGTATTTAGTCCTTGCAAGGACGAGCCATTCTTTATCTTTGTAGGGTATTGCCTCATGTGAATAGACTGTAACAACCTTGCCCTCTTCATCTTTAGCTTCCCATTCTTTTTCAACTCGGTCTTTAATATTTCTAACGATCTTGGATGCCACGAAGTGGTGGGACTTGGGGATACGATAGGATTTATTGAGTACAACAGAAGTGCCAGGATAAGACTGAAATGTATTAACATCAGCACCCGCCCATTTAAATATAGCTTGGTCATCATCGCCAGCGATGTATGCCCTTTTACATTTCGATATGAGGTTTGTGATAACTTGCCATTGGACGAGCGATAGGTCTTGCGCCTCGTCAACTATTAATACCTCTATCTCTGGCCATATTTCAGGCTTAAGATTAAACTCTAACAGCATGTCAGTAAAGTCATATAATTTTCTAGTTTTTTTGAACTCTTTGAGATACTCCGCAATCTGTTCTAGCTTACGCCAACCACCTACAATGTGACCAAACTTTGAAAAGGTGTCATACAAACCTACTCCTGTAATACGAGACAGGTCTATGATTTTTAAATAAGGATCTTGTTGAATAAAATTGCCGTCATCATCATGTATATCTTTGGGTGCCAGATCAACTTTCATTGCATCTGATACTTCCATGTAGTGTTTGGGTTTCATTACATCGTTTGTAGATAAGCTTAAACATTGAAATGCTAAGCTGTGTATTGTTCTGAAGTATTTAAAATCTTTTTGATCCAGTTTAAATTTGTATGATGCTCTACTTATAGCTTCACTTGCTGCTTTCTTAGTGTATGCCACAAAGCCTATGTCTTCTGGTGTTAAATTACTTTCTAATTCTTTCTCTACAATATTAAGCAGGAAGGTTGTTTTACCTGTGCCCGGTGGTCCGTAGATCTTTTTTATTTTAGAATGGGACATCATCTTTTACCTTAGGTACATTTAATTTGTTTTCTACTTGAGGTCGTGGGTCAGGTATAAAGAATAAATTCTTTGTAGTATTCTTGTTGACACGATGAAGCTTCGAGTCACCGCCTTTGTCCCTGATCAATGATCCCATTTGCGTTGTTGAGAACTCTTTGAACTGAATCTTACGTAAGTATCTCTCCAAGCTTGATAACTGAAAATACATCTTACCTTCACTCTTCCACACACAGTGATTCAAGACATCTTCTATCTCATCGGCAATAGCTTGATTGTATAAGAAGTCTTCCAAGTGAGAATAGAACCTACCCTCTTTGGTTACTTCCTTAGGCATCTTTATTATCTCGCATTGTTCCAACAGTTCTCTGATTCGTGCCTCATAATCTCTCTTAGACATTTCTACAGGCAGGCTTGTATGTGTCTCTAAAACTTTTTTTCTAAATAATCTCTGGTCCATCAACTCATCTGTGGTGACCGTGATCCGTGATCCGTCTACATCGAGATGCCATACAGACTCATCAGACTCTAGCTTTGTAAGATTAGCTATGTCCATCTCTACATCATCACGACCAATACCAAACTTTCTAATACGACACTTGGAACTATCGCAGTGAGACCTCATCGGTACGTCCTTGCACTTGTAGCCGTACTCTTTTTTTTCGTGTTGATCTATCTTGAGCTTAACTTGATCGTAACCCATCGGTGGTTTGCAGTATGCTGTGTTAAATTCCATGACTTTAGTTTGCCACTCACCTGGTCCATACTTCTTCTTGGCATAGACACAGTAGTGAAATACCACATCATCCCTCGATCCTTCGAAAATACCCATGTTTTGGAGTATTTCGATGCATGGAGGGCCGTCAAATGTGGTCTTTTTCTGTTTTAAGGGCTTTACAGATAGGTTTCTAAGCTGTTCATGTGTGATAGCCTTCTGAGAAACAAGATCGAAGAACTCTTCCATGGTCAAAGCTTGCCCTGAGCCTCCCATTGCGTATCTTCCAGACAGATCTCCCTTAAAGTAAGGTAGGTTGAGAAAGTTTCCTGTGTCTCCACGTTCGGCATTGAGTGTTTCTTGCTTTGGAAACACCTCGCAGTCTGCAAAACCGAGAACAGAAGCAATCTCTGTTAATTTTTTAATAGCATCTTTTGCAGGTACAGGCTCTGCAAAGAAAATAAATAAATGAAAACCTCCCGACTTAGATCGGCAAGGTATAATAGGTAGATTTAATTTTGTGTATTTGTCAATTGTCTTACGAACATCTATGGAGTAATCGTCAACATCAATGCAAGACCAAGAGCAAGTAGCATCATCACGTATGGGGATAATACCAAGACTAGGGTCAATACCTTCAACATGATCCCTCCAGTGCTTGTCTGTGACTTCTTCTTTGATGATATAAGCTTTTCCACCGACTTTTCCTGTCTCTTTTGTTTCACCTTTGTAGAACACTCCATGGGCTCTCGTTAGCCCATTGAAGACTTCTTTAAATTTTTGATACGCTTCCATATGTAAAAGGGGGCCGAAGCCCCCTCAATAATTAAAAAGGATTCTCGTTGTCAGTTTTTTCTGAGCCTGAGTTTTCTTGCTCATAATTAACCTCAACGCCACCTTTTTTCACTGACGCATGAAATGCTTTGCCTTCGGCATAGACATCTGCTGAGACAGGATCGCTCCTTTTAATATCCCAGCCATACCAGTCACCTTTGTCATTGGTTTGTGGCTTTGTGGTAAGAGAGTATGTGTAATACCAACTAGGAGGGTTAATGACTTGTTCGCCATTCTTTACCTTCGCAGCCATGACAAGACTATTCCATTTTCTGGATTTGGATAGTCCGCTCACTTTCATTGATATAAGGACTTGGCTAGTAAGACCTTCTCTGTCAATAAGGAGGCAGTAATGATTGTGAGTCCGTTCGAGATAAGTGCCCTATGGAAGCCTAGCTTTACCCAGCTCATCTTTTTTGGTTTTATCCCAGAGCGGGGTATCCACAGGATGCACGATAGGGGCTGAAGAACCTGTACCTCTATCTGTCCATTCTAATGCTACGGGTTCAAAGTAACATGGTACGACCGAAATACCTCCAGCACCGTCAAATAATTCATCAGTGACAGTGTTGAAAATCATGCCTTCTTCTGCTCCGTCTACATATTCTTTCTTTTGCTTTTTAGTCTGCGGAGACATAGAGCTAAGAATTTTAAGAAAAGGTATTTGGATTGTATCCATGTTTACCTCTGATAGACCTTGACCTGCATCCTGTGCTACCAACGATAAGTCGATAGAAGGTGCAGCAACGGCAGTAGAGCTTTTGGTCGCTACTTGTTTTTTGGTTGTTGCTTGTTCGTTCATTATTTTTTTCCTTTTATTATTTTGGTTTCTGGACGTATGAAGATCCCAAAGAGATCGTCAGGGTCCGTTAGTCCCTCTTCGTGGCGCTTTTTAAGAGTCGCCTTCAGTGTCGAGGGGTGCACTGATTTTTTCACGTCAGGGGTGATACCGAAGTTCTGTTCTATATACCCAGCTAAATCTCCAGCCATGTTATCTTCACCCGTTCCGAAACTTGTTGAAACTTGATTCTTGATTATATCACCAAGATCATTGCTTCTTAAATAGTCTAATGCTTCATCTTCTCTTGCTTTTGGTATCCTACAATGAAAGCCGTCCTTTACAGTAACCTTACTGCCGTCAGCCATTGTTGTTTCATTAATACCTAATTCCTGCATTTTGACAGGTATTGTATCAGAAGAGAGAACATCTTTTTCTCTTTTTAATTCTTTTAATGTGTCTTCCATATTTTCTATTTCAGACTCTAAATTTATTTGTTTTTGAATAAGTTGACTGAGTTCAGAAACTTGTCCATCTTGTAAGTTCCTTAAATCACCAGCATCTTTTTTAAGATCGTCAAAGTCAATTACGTTAGCCATATTACCTCCTTTGTCGAACAGCTTGGGAGGGTTAGTTGTTTCACCTCCAACTTTCAGGATACAGATAAACATTTCATCCACCCTACTCGTACCTACTCATGATAGCCTCAGCCAGTTGGCCCTGCTCTATCACCCCTGTGCGTTACGCCTCTGTAATAAAACGTTGTTCCGCCACAAGCTATAAGTGTCAGCTAAACACTTAATTGTTCGTTAGAAATGTTATACTTGAAATCCTAACAAAATGCAATATATTATTTTTATATGGCTAACATTTTTTTGAAGGAACCTTTCAAGCATCAGCGAGATGCTGTTGCATCGTGTCATAATACAGACATGCACAACTATGCATACCTTATGGAGATGGGAACAGGTAAAACACTGACAGCATTGGTAGACTTACTATTGTTGAATAATAAAGACATTGTTGAGTGTGCCGTGGTCCTTGCTCCGAAGTCCGTGTATCGTAATTGGATGAAAGAGATTAATACATTTATATCTAGTGACTATGATTACAAAGTAAATACATGGGATCCGTCTTTAATAGATCCTTACACTAAACAACATTTAGGTACAGAAAAGTTTTTTGTTGAGGGTAGAGAATCAAAACTACACATTTTTTTAATGAACATCGAATCTCTTTCTACACCCAAAGGTATGGGTTACTTGTCATCATTTTTATCTCGAAAAGATTTATCTAGAACTATGATGATTGTTGATGAAAGCACTACAATAAAAACACACACAGCCAAACGAACAAAAAATTTAATTAAGATTACCAAAGATGTTGGATACAAAAGAATTCTAACTGGTACGCCAGTAACAAAAAGTCCTTTAGATATCTATACTCAGTTTGCTTTTCTAGATACAAAGATACTAGGTCAGTCAAACTATTATGCCTTTCGTGCTAGATACGCAAAGATAGTTAATAGACCCACATCAGGAGGGCGTAACTTCCCTTTGATAACAGGCTATCAACGTTTAGAAGAGTTAGAAGAAAAGATATACACACATGCTTTCCGTGTCAAAAAAGAAGAGTGCACGGACCTACCCGATAAAGTATATCAGAAAAGATTTGTAACTATGAGTGAGAAACAACTTGTAGCTTATGAATCATTGAGAAGAAACGCAATGTTTATTTTCAATGACAATACAACCACATCTGTGAACCGGCTCTCACAGATTGTTAAGTTGCACCAGGTATGTTGTGGATTCACTATCAACGATGATGGTGAAATCCATGACGTGCCTAATAAAAGATATGATGAACTGTTAAATGTCCTAGAAGAGTCTGACGGTAAAGTAATTATATGGGCAAACTACAGACATAATATCCAAACAATAACTCAAAAACTAAAGGATAAATATGGTGATACTTCGACTGCGGCTTTTTATGGTGATACAGATAATCAAGTACGGATGGATCTTGTCGAAAATTTTCAGAACAAAGGACATGATCTCACGTACCTTGTCGCGAACCCTAAGACTGGTGGATATGGAATCACTCTTACTGCCTCTCACACTGTTGTGTACTTTTCAAACAATTATGATCTTGAGATAAGACTACAAAGTGAAGACCGTGCCCATAGAATAGGACAGAAGAATAAAGTGACTTATGTTGACTTTGTTTGTAAAGGAACTGTTGATGAAAAGATATTAACTGCCTTGAAGAACAAGGTTGACATAGCCAGTCAAGTTATGGGTGATGAACTTAAGGCTTGGATTACCTAGATATACCGTAACCACGTTTAGCTAAACGACCTGCTAGTTTAGCTTTTGTTTTAGTTTTTTTTGTTACTGTGCCGCCTCTTGATTTTTTTTGACTTGACTTAAAATCTTTTATTTGTTCGCTTAATTTTTTGTCATATTCTTTTTTATCAATTTCAACCTGAACGCCGCTAGGACCAATTTCAAAATAAACGATTTTACCGTCAATTTTTCTATTAGTGACAGTCATTTTTAGTTTGGTCTTTCGTTATAGCCTAAACCTTTAGTAGCCGCTCCGCCACCTCTAGCCTTACCCCTTACGATAGGAGCTTTACCAGAGCTAACAGTTGTCGCGTTCTGTGTCACTATTAGTTTCTTAGAGCTTTGTGTTTTTTTCTCTGCCATTATTTTTTCCTTTTTTTAGTTTTCTTAATGACACCTTTGGCCATTAGTATGTCTTTCTTAGTGATCTTACCATCTCCACTAAGATCTGGAAACTTCTTTTTTTTATTAACTGAGCCACCTTTTTTAAAACCACCAGGTGCATTTTTAGATGTCAAATCTAGATCTTGAACAATTTTCATGGCTGCTTGTTTATCTTTATAATCTGGCTTTTTTTTCCTAAAATTAGCTAAGGCTTCAGCAGCTCTAATTTCATTACCCATCTTTTTATATATTTGTGATAATTCTGAATCACCGCTGGATTTTTTAATTGCCATTATGGAAATATCTTTCTTAATACTTTTTTAATACCTTTTGTACCACCAAGAGTGGCTCTTCTACTAACGAAGTTGCTAGTAGAGGGTGTGGGAATTTCTCTTATCTTAGTTTCGTCAGTTACTTTTGGCATTTTAATGTGATCATATGTATATTTACCTGCACCCATGATTAATCCTACCTTTATACGTTAGTCTTTGCAACTATTTCTGCAAGACTTTCGCACCTTTTTGTTGTTTGTTTGTGCCACCTGGAATCTTTCATCTCAGTAGCCGCATCTTTCCAACGTTTTTCACGCATGGCTTTCCACATGTTGGAGAACTTACGGACACCATTTGTTCCCAGTTGATAGACCATTTCAAGAATGACCTCTGATACAGGTTGAGGTAAATCGTGACCAACACATTCGTCAATAAGTAGATCAGCCCCCGCAGCAGCTCTGTTTAAATCAATATCGAATAGTTCCTCAACTTCTTCCATGGAGATTTCTATACCTTCAGCATATCTTTCTCGTTCGTGGGACTGAATAAGGTGGCCTATACCGATCGTAGCCTTTCCTAAACTGTCCAAGTACATTTGAGTGCGGACTCCTTCGTGTAAACGGACTCTAGCCTTTAGGTCATCTGTTAAATCTATCATGTGTTTATAAACTCCTAACTAATTATATATTATATTCTGTTGGAAGACCATCAATTAATTCTTGTAAAGGTGATTTTGTTTTAGCTTTTGCTTCTAAGAGCTGTATAATACCCTCTTTATTTTTTTGTGCATCCATAATCATTCCAAGTTGATCAGGTGTCATTACTTTACCCATAGATTTTTTTACTTCAAATTCTTGGCTAGAACCAGGAGCACCGTAAGTCATCATATATCTTTGCATAAAGTCATCGTAAGGTCTTTGCCCCATTTCCATCTCTTGTCCAGGATAAAAAACATTAGGTGTATCGCTCATAGATGTTGGACCCTTATATGTCAGAATTTTCTCTTCTGTAGAAATATCTTTAGGAGGAGCTTCTGATATAATTTGATCACTAGGAATAGCGCCACCAGGAGCCTTTCTCAGTGGTTTTTGTTTCATAGTTGATATGTCATTAATATCTTGTGTAAAATTTAAAGCGAAACTCATAGTCCTCCGATACCTCCCTGTGCTGATATAGCATCATCAACAGAGCCAAATGCTAATTGATTTCTTGCTGCTGGATTTAATTTGTTTGTTGCAGGTGTAAACAGAGGTGCTTCTCCATCACCACTTATAGGGAAAGAAGGTGCTGACAATCTATCAATAACTTCTGATGCAACTCGAGTCTGAGGTCGTGATCTGTTACCTGACATCATACTTAATTGTTCTTGTCTTGCATTTCTTGCTTCAGTTTTTGTTTGTTGTTTCTCCATTAAACTAAAGATGGATTCATCAATGTCATTTAGAAATTTTTCTTGTGATACTTCTTCATCTGAAGGTAATGTTTCAGAAGCCCACTGTAAAAGGTCATTACGTAATGAGCTAGGAAGTATTTTATTTGTATCAGCTCCTGGAAATCTAGCCATGTTTTCAAAGGCTTGTGTAAACGCTTTTAAATATTTAGGGTTGGTCATTATTCGAGAACCATATTTCAAAGCTGCTGCAGTTAATAAAGGACCTGCACCAAAAGAAGCCCCACTGAGAGCAGTTCCTGTTCCCATTAACATAATACCTCTAAATCCAGTCAAGGTTAAACGTCTTTGTAAGAAGGTAGAGGCATCATTGACTTCAAAAGTCTTAGCTGCGTTCACAGAATCTACAAACTTTTTAACTCCGTTGAGAGTAACTCCTGTTCCTTCTAATGCTTTACTTAAAATTTGTTGACCTTTATCTGTGTTTAAACCTAGTGAGTCAGCAAACTTAGTTGGACTAAATCTTACTTCACTAAATTCTAACATGTCAGGTGCAGCTTTCTTTAATCCTTTAGCTCGAATAACTTCTGTAGGAACATTTTTCATGTCAAGATATTGTGAACTTGTGACACCATCAGGAAGACCTTCTATAGAATTTTCAATAGCATCGTCAAAAAGTTTTCTTAATATTTTTTTACGTCCTGCATCAGGAGCAGCACTTATGATAGGCATAGTTTTCTTTTCCATTTTACCATAGTTAGGTGATGCTTGATCCATGTTTTGTACAAGAACATCTAGGTCCACAACTTTACCTTCTACATTACCAGCTTTTCTGTAAGCTCTTATTTGATCAGGTGTTGTTTGAGATAGTTCTAGTAGGTGGTCCATGGCCTCTGAACTTTGCTTTGCTCTACCAAAGACAATTTCAAATATTTCATCTTTATACATCAAGCCTCTATCTACATCAGGACCAGGACCAAATGCATTAGAATTAAATTGTTTAATATTGGAAGCAACACCACCTGAAAATCCAGGTGTAGTATGTGCAAAGTATTCGTTGGCTGCTGCCAGTTTTGCTAGTGCTGTGTTGAAAATAGTTTCATCAATAGCATTATCTACGTTCTTGAGATTTAATAAATCAAACTCTAATCTTGCAGCTAAATTACCAATTGCTTGTGCTTCTTCTCTAGGAATATTACCTTTGAACTCAGACTTAAAGTTTGTAAGGAAATCATTAAACATTTGTCTAAGAGTAATAGCTTGTTCCAAAGTAACGTTTTCATCAAGACGAGACATGTTTTCATAAAATTCACCAAAAGCTCTTTTTGTTCCATCACCTGGAAATCTAAACTCTCCATATCCTTGCATACCGGGAATAGCTTCTTTAAATTGTGCCGCTGTATCTTTTGCAACTGATTTAAAACCTGTAAGATTAACAACTTTTTTACCTTTAAGTTTTTGTGCAAACTCTTCAAAGTTTTCATATAAATATTGTTGAGCACTTCTAGTTGCGTTGTAGTTCTTATTCATTATTTTAGAAATGTCGCCACCTAACATGGTCATGGTTTGCATCGGAGCTAAACTGTTTGCCATCTTACCAAGGTATTGTCTAGCACCTTCGTCAACAGCTTGACTTTGTCTACCAAAAGCAGAACCCACCCAAGGAAATACACCAATAACTTTACTGTAGTTTTTCCAGAAAGGCATATTAGATGCCTGTATTAAACCCATAGGCATACCATAAGTCTCAGATATTTGAGCTATCTTTTCTAAGTTTTCTTTTTTAGGAGAAACTCCAAATATATTTTTACCTATAAAAGCTTTTGTAGCATTAAAGATAGGAGCAATGGTCATAGCTCCTCCTGTAAACATTGTATTTAAAGCAGTGTCATAAAGAGCTTGACTGTATTGTGTTTTTAAATCTTCTTCAGGTAAATCCATTAAACCTCTAATTATGTTGTTACCTAATCTGTAAACTTTAGTGCCCATATCTGACCCTGCAGCTTCTGCTGCAAATAGCTCAACAGGTGTTAAAGGTAAAAAAGGATTTTTTACAGTGGCCGCTCCTACGGCAGACTTCGCAGCTTGCGCAGCTGTAACTGCAGATATTCCTCCTATTGCACTAAAAGATGGTTCAGAAATCATACCTGGTACAGGTAAGACAGAATTACCTAAATACTGCATAGGATCTTGTATAAGTTCTGCCCTTTCCATTATATCTGCTGTTTTTTCAAACACCTCACCATAAAATTCAGAAGAACCCTCTTTGATGTTAGGATCTAAGGACATAGGAGTATCCATTTTGCCCGCTTCTATTTGATTAAGAAACCCTCTGGTTTGTTCTAGTGTTGCATCTGGTTTAATTCCGTATGCTTTTTTAATTTTTAAAATGTCGCTCTCGGTTGGTTGTTTTGGATTTTCTAAATAAAAACTTTTTTCGTTAGGAGTGCCTTCCATCAGAGTGACATAATTAGGGGCTACTTTTGCTACCATTAAATGTTACCTCCCATAAATAAATCATCTACTTTAATTGATATACCCTTCGTAGTATCAGGCATTGTAGAAGTTTGTGAAGCTTCATCAATAGTAGTTGGTATGGCACCTTGTACTTCATTTGTTCCCACGGCACCACCTGTTGGCGCTTGTGATTGCATAAAGTATTGTCTGTAAGGATCAATAGGTAATTGTAGTCTCTCTAACATAGGTATAATAACTTCATCAACCTCAGGACTTGTGCCCAATACTTCAGGCTTAGATCTTATGATAGCTTTTTGTGCATCAGATAATTTCTGTGCTACTTGCTCTAATTTTGCTATGGCTGCTTGAGGTGACTGTAGTCCATAAATAGACACCGCTTCAGAAGCTCTTTGAATATCGTCAACGTTCAATCTACCTGTAGACTTCAAAGCTCTAGCTAATCCGTAAATAATAAAGATTTCTTTCACTTTGTTTTGAGCATAATCAGGATCATAGCCTTGACTTTCCCACCAGCCCACTCTTGTAATGTCATCTAAAGAAGCTTGAACAACTTTAGATTCTTTTTTGAAAGGAACGTTTGTTGGCACATCTTTTAAAACAATGTCACTTTGTATTGTTGTGTCTACTGTGCCACCTGTATCTAGTGCACCAGGATTACCTTGGTCATAAGAAAATAACATTTGACCTTGACCCACAAGATTTGTTCCGATAGCTCCTTTTCCTGCATCGTTACCTAGCATGTTAAATAAAGATTCTGTTACCGCACCAACTTCTTGTAAACTCTTTTTAATAGATCCTGTAATACCTACTTTAGAAGGATCATCATAAGCAATCTTTAAAATACTTTGTACATCGTCATATTGATTTTGTAGAGTAAATAAGTTTGCTGAACCTTCTGCTCTTTTGGCCGCGGTCAGTTGATCGTCTTTTAATATCTTAGCATCTGCAGGAGCACC